AAAACAGATATACATGGCGGTGCAGGAATAAATCGTACATCGGCATTGCGAAAACTTCTGGAGGCAAAAATGGGAATCGCTGAAGGAAATGAGTTATCCTTTATTAATGCCCTGCCGATTGATGAAAATGAAAAGAATCGGCTGCGGCAAACTTATTTACGTCCCGCTCAACCAGTTGCGTGGAAATCGGATCCCGATATGTGGCTTGATAGTACAAATATAAAGGATGTTATGGATCAATATGAAAAAGATTTACCTGATTTTAAGTTTCTCGGTCCCTATCCGATTGACTTTGCGGCACCGGATCCATACAACCAAACCAAGACAAAATGCTTAATCAGCGAAATGTGTAGCATTGATTCAAAAGCACTTTTACGACAGGGTATTCATCGGATTGGTATTATTTACAATCTTGATCCCCATACAAAGAATGGAAGTCATTGGGTCGCAAACTATGTTGATTTGAAGAAACATCATTGTTATTATTTTGATTCCTATGGAATGGCTGTACCGGATCAGATTGAAAAGTTTATGCAATGGCTTACACTCGAAGATCCGAAGATGAAACTGGCTCGATGTGCTCGTCGATTCCAGTTCAAAGGTTCAGAATGTGGTATGTATTCAATGTATTTTATTATTCGTATGCTCATGGGCGAAGAGTTTCGCCATTTCTGTCGTCGCGCACCACGTGACGGTGCTATGCTTTCGCTTCGCAGTTGGTTATTCAGCACATAGACGAAGATCAGTGCCCTCTTTAAGGGCCTAAACCTTCGGATTCTCTTTACACTATAAATCGTAGGGCGTTTTAGATGTCAGGCACCCGTGAAGCCTTCTTTAGTGAAAAGAATGAGCAAATGCTAGATCGCTTACTCTACGACCATGTTCAACGTAAAAATGGTGTTGGGATTGATGATCGACAGAAGCAACGACTGGTCAAAACAGTCAAACATTATATGGGTGAAGTCTATCGTGTAAATACAGGCGCAACGATTCAAGTGCTGAACAAGGAGGTATTAGGTGCAGTGCTTCCCGACTATACGGCCTATTTGGATCGCCAACGTCAAATCGAAGTAAGCGAGCAGACCGAAGTTGAGGTGGTCAACTCCACCGACCCCCTCCGGACAGACGTAGGTACGCGATTTGCCCTCATGCAAGAATCGAGAAATGAAGTAAAGGCCAAGCCTCCCGCACCTCCTGATTTCCGGATTCCGCTTGAGGAAGATGAATCTACAACTGCGCTGACACTGTTTGAGCAGGCACGAAAACAGCGTGAAGCTGAGGCCGCACGGACGGCTCTTGCTGTTCAGGAACAACTTCGACCCACGGAGGCAGGAACTATACCGAGGCCGCGCACACTTGAAAATGAGATTCCGAACTCAATGCCCATGCCTCCGGATATGCGAAGCTTATTTGGTATGCCGTCAAATGGACGTACACTCTATACCAAGGAAGCGAGTTCACTTCCCCAGGCTAATCCTACGATTGCGACTCCGACAGTGCGTTCAGAGCGTGGTGTATTACCCCAGGATTTTCTTCAAAAAGAAGATGATACTGTAAACTACAAGGAAAATGAGTTCAATCTCTTTTGTTACAGTGCGGATCGTGATTGGACGGTAAATACAGGTGAAAATCGTTACAACTTTACTGTAAACTTTAATCCTGGCAATGTTGTCACAAATAATGGTGTCCGTCCCAATACATCCACGCAAATCCGCTTTAAGAATATTGTTCGCATTGAACTTGTAAAGACACTTGTACCGGTTGAAGGCATTGATACACTCATCAATCGCGATATTTCAGGTACAGCAGTTGGTGGTGCCTTACAGACTCGTATTTTTAACACGACTATCAATACAAATGCACTGTCATTTCCATATTTAATGCTTCGTGCTCCTGAACTTGAAACCAACAATGTAGGTACAAACTATGCGATTGACAGTGCTTTTGGATTAATCCAATATGATGCGAACTGGATCAGTGATAATGCGAATGTTACACAACGTGGTGGATATTTGGCCATGATTCCAAAGTTTATGAAATGCCAGAAGGTTTATCATCCAACACCTCTCTCCACTCTACAGAAACTTACACTTCAGATTCAGCGTCCTGATGGAACTTTATTAAGTAGTGTTCCTGATACACTTGATATTAGTGGATTTGTACTTTCCAACTCAATTGGTGATCAGAATCTGTCAACCTATTATTCTAAGAATGGCGCAGGGGCTGGATACAGTCAATATATCTGGATTCAGACAACAAACTTTTTCAGTCGTTTTATGTTTACACAGGGTGATCGTGTACAGATAAAAAATCTAGCCTTTACCTCAGCCTTTTCAGGCGCAGCAGGACCTACACAGGATTTTATTAACTTTGTAACAGGTTCTCAAGGACTTCTCATTATTAATATTGGTTGGAGGAATGGAACTGTATATACAACGGGTTCAAATAATGTTGGTTATGCAAACTATATTATTGTGGAGGCTCAATACTATGATCCGACAACAGGTTCATCAAGTGTAAAACCTTTCGGTGGAGTGACAAGCGATGCATTTGCTACTGCTTTGAATAACGCAGGTGTAGTCCAAACGGGCCGTTTAATCAATCTAAGTCATCAGGTTCAGGTAGTCTTCCGTGTAATCACACGTGATATGGATGCCGCCAGTCGTTTACGTCCTGATAATCTCAACTAACAAGTAGAGAAATGGACCCGGGTCTACTTTTATTAGCCGGCGTAACAGCCGGTGCTACAGCCCTTCTTCGAGTCTTTAGAAAACCATCGAAAGAAGGATTTGATGCTGTCCCCGCAAATAACTATCCTGCGACGGTGACAACAGGTCAACAACTTTATAACAATCTTACACTCTCTTCAGATCCACGCGTACAGGCAGTTGAACTTTCAAGGCTACCGATTGAGCAACAAAATGCGATGGCAGGCGCAGTGAATGCTGCCCTTACGCCAACTGATGTTGATATATCAGATCCAAATAATCCTGTTGCGGGACGAGGCGTGAATACAAATCCAATGTATGTTCCTAATGATAACTCAATCATGTTAAAATCCGCATATTGCGAGAATATGAAGATTACAGATAGTGTATTTAATGATACACAGTTCAATCGTGATTGTGGAGTCTGTTTATCAGGAGGTACAACAAATAGCGGAACAGCCTTTACAGAAAAGAAAGGACTGTATATTGATCCTCAGGCAAAAATGGATATGATCTCCGCTCGTGATACCGCAGGCAGTCCATACACAAATGCGAAGCCTTCAACGGGTAGCTGTACTGGCGCAACAGGAGGTGTAGGCAATCAATATAGTTTTGCCATCACAAGCGATGAACTCAAGAACTTTTCACGTCGCCATGACTGTGCGCAAAATAAAACACTCGATGGAAACTGCGCAGTCTGTTTACAAGATGGATCGTATACATATGTTGATAGTGGTAATATGGCAGTAGTTGATGTTGTTACATTCTATGTAGCGGGTCTTGGAACAATGAGCGTATCCGTAGGTGGTAAAACAATATCATTTGGAAAGTCAACAGTGGTTCAACTCTCGACAACTCCTATTTCCTTTAAGGCACAACTGAAAGAAGATTCATTTATGAACTTTACCATTGCGGCTCCTGATGATATGACTCCTGCGGAGTTCTATGGAGTTGTTGAAATCCCTCTTCAAACTGGGGGTGTATCTCAGATTCCCCTGGATAAACTTTTGTTAAATGACGATCAACTTGGTGGCAAGCCGCGGCGTGCCACTGATTTTCCCACTGTACAGACTCCAAATGGAACCGCACGATGTGCGCATCTTATGTCTGGCTTTTCAAAGGAATCCATGATTTTAACAGGATCATTTCCCTTTTTACTGCCGTCGACCTTTCCATTCAAGGGAGTCGATTGTCGCGGATCCATTCTACAGGGCAAGCCCTCCTCGGCAAGTATCTATGGCGCGGATCCTTGTTATAAGCCCGCTGGACAAGGACCTGGAACATGGTCAGATGCCTGCCTCAAAGATCGTATTCTCAACAGTGGATGTACAACACAAGGAGATTTATATAAGGATCCATCCTCTCTTCAGTCACTTTCATTAGCAGACCTCCAAAAACAGCTGGATGTAGTTTCACAGAATCAATATTCGGATCCCGTTGCTTCGAAGAAATGTAATGGACGTGATATCAGCAGCCCATGTGATCAATATGTTAACTTTGATGTAAACTATACACCTGATATCTCACCTCAATGTATCAAGTTCCTATATTATAATGGAGGTGCTGGAAACCAGAATATTGGACCGACCTATACTGGACCTACAAATACATATTATAGTCTAGATTCCAAGGGAAATAAGATCTATTGTTTACCCGGTGCTGGATATGATCCCGATAAAAATACACGCATGGTCAGAGATTTACAAAGAAACAGTCGTACTGGAGCAGGCACAGGACGCATTGGAATCCCGTATATCCAGGACTTCTTCAATAAGGCTTACCAACGCGCAACTAACACAGGACTCAATGCGAATCTCCCGGATTCACAGGGCGGACGTGCTGATAGTGTAGGACAGTGTTTTGCGACCCTTGCCGCAGTCCCTGTTAGTATTGTTCCCGCAACAACAATGCCGAATGCGCGCTATGTTCGTCTATCCAATGCTTATCAGTGCCTACAGATTTCTCAGATCGCCTGTTATGACAACCAGGGAAATAACCAGGCCTTTGGAAAGCCCACGTCGTATTCAACAACCTATGGATATGGAAGCAAGGCGAACTATGCGGTGGATGGAACTATGAGAGCAAGGTCCTTTCCACAGATTTTCCATTCTGGATGCCAAGCGAATGATTATTTTATGGTGGATATGAGTGCTGTATATCCGATTAAGCAGATTGTCTATTATAATCGTGCCGACTGTTGTCAGAATCGCGCAACGGGTATTGTAGTTGAACTCTTAGATGCGAATAAGCAAGTTGTCTGGAGTACAACTTTACAAGGAAATCAGATGAGTGAGTCAGTTCTCACATTTGCGAAACCGTATAATATTTAAAGTAGAAAGTAGATAGAAGGATGTTTCGAAGCCTGTATGAAGCATTTGATCCAACTGTTCAACAACAGTTGGATGCGAATATAACTCGCTATGCGACAACAGAACAAAATCTTGTAACTGGAAGTACAACAAGTAACTATAGCTTTCCGAACACAGGGCTTCAAACTCAGCAACAGCAGAGTTCAGATTCAGCTCTTCAAGGAGCTCTAGGAATCCTTGGAAACTCTTCGACTGGAGGTGGAGTGGGTTTGGCCCAGATTCTAACAGGTCCGCCCGATGACCTCGGTGTAAATCTACAGGCGTGTCGGCAATATCAAGGACTTACTGGTCTATCAAATCTACAGGCATCTCCACTTGGTACGGCGAGTGGAGGAAGTCGGTGTGGATGGCGATACAAACCTGGTCTAGGTCCCGTTCCGCAGGTTGCGCAAGCGGCCTATGGAAATAGTAGTGGTCCTCTCGATACATCAAGTCCGCAAACAGATTCTATAGGAAATGGAACAAAATATTATTGGGATCTTCAGGCTGCTGACAAGGCCATGGTAACTGATATCTGTAAATCCGCAACTTCTTGCATGGATATGACGGCGGTTCCGATCACCGCGGTTGGAAACTTTAAAGATCTCTGCGGATATTGTACAACAAGTCAAAAGGTCATACCCATCAAGCGCCAGGGAAATACAGTAATGCCTCGTTATGGTGATGTAGATTCTCAATGTAGCAGTGATAAGATCATTACAGCGGACAATGCGAAGACACAATGTCCTGCGCCTGATCCTGGCGCGCCGCCGCAGGCTCAGCAGCCGTATTGGAAATGTTTTAATACTCCACTTGATCGTGATTGTGTTGCACTGACTGCGCAGTTTGCTGGATGTAGCCCTGGAGGAACACTTGCGGCAGCGTTGAGCCAAGGCACAAATCAACAGGATTATGCGGATAAGCTTCGTCTTAAGAAATCTTTTCAAGTCTATCAAAGTCTCGCAAATCCTGTACTAAATGATGATGTGATTCGTCAAGGCAATGGAACACTCTTCGCATCTTTTATGAACTTTTGGAATGTAAATCGTTCCATGTATGCAACTGATAATGAAAAGTTATCGGTCTCTGCGCGTGATTTATGTCAACAGACAGGTCTGTATGAACAATACAACTTCTGTTCTGATTTAACAGATGGAACACGGGAGTTTGAAGCGAACTGTATGCAGAAGGAGTTTTTAGCACGGGGTGGAAATGTTCAGGGCACTGCATATCCTAAGGATAAAGCGGCTGCTTCAGGTAAAACCTGGGGAGAGTACAAGAAGAGCCTTGATACACTTGTCACAGCTACACGATCAACAGATGCGACTACACAGAGAAATGCATTGAATCAGTTGACAGGTCTTGGACTTCAAGCGATCCCTACTTCGCTTCCGCGTGGCGAGAATAATCAAGGCACGGAGGTTTTCTGGTTTGATCGTCAGAATGGTGGTGTATTAATGGGTCGTCGTCCTGTAATGTCAGTGACAGGAAGCAATATTCCTAACTTTGATGTGGGCGGTGGAGAGGTTGAGGGTACAGGATTATACGATTGGGTCGAGTTTGTAAGTTTCTGCGATTTACGTCCAGTTGGGAATATGAATCTTAAGTTTGGTGTTGTCACAGACGATGGATTCGCATGGGCGATTAACCAGGATATCTTTAATATTACAGATTGGTCAAGGGCCTTTTCTCGTTATTATGATCAGGCGCCTTCCTGGCACCAGTCTGACTGTGTGCCGGTTTCAGCCGATTCAACCAATCGGCCGAATATCTTTAGTCTTACGTATTTTGAAACAGGCGGCGGTGCGACTTTCCGTCCATATTTCATGGATTGTGCGAAAGGAAACTGGGAACAACCGGCAGCCAATGGAAATGTGAGTGCGGTCTGGAAGGACATGTGTTATTTTACACAGGAAGTTGAGGCACCGGCTCTTTCTTTTCAGCCGTATCAACGTAAAAATACTTTACAGTTTTGTGAGAAGCGTATGTGGAGTAAGTTTCTGACAGCAGCTCAGCCGAAAACAGTTCGATATGGTCCCGTTACAAACTCTGTGCTTGCTCCTGGAACGAATGCGATGACCCTCGCAAACTCAACTTGGTTTATGAATAAATCGATTGCCTTTACTGGATTCCGTACAGTAACTCTATGTTTTTCTCTTCAGGATTTTAATTCAAATGGTCAGGCTCCACTTTTCTTATGGGGATTCCAATATGGATATGTAATGAATATTGCGAAAGTAAATGATGTTAACTATACCGTAACTTTACAATCGTATTTTCCTGGACAAAATGGAGTTACATCGACGGCATATACAATCGAAATAGGAAAATGGTATATGGCGACACTGATTCAAGTACCGATTTCAAGTTTCAGTAAAAATATTGGATCTATAAAGTTCTTTGTACAAAGTGTTGAAAATCTTGCCGCAGGTAAAATCGCCCCTGCTGGTGGAATCTACAGCTTTTCAGCAGGAGGAACCTTACTGAAAGAATATAAAGCAGATCGTAGTTCTAGAGGATCTGTTTCTATAAATGGATTTTTTGGAAATAATCCAGCTCAAATGACAACATCTGTTGCATGGGTTCATTTCTTTGATCAGGAGTTCAATACAACGGATCCTGCTGTCTGGAAAAAAGAGGTTACATCTGGATGGCAAGGACGCTGGTTTGAGTAAAATACAACATAGGCTATTTGAAATAGAGGTTGTTGTATTACGCATGGGTGTTGGAAGCAGACGCAGATGCGGATGCTGAAGGAGATGGAGAGGCCGAGGATGAGGATGAGGATGACGATGAGGATGAGCTGGTTGAAGTGCTTGTTGGTAGCGAAGAGGGCGTTGAGGCTGGACTTGTTGTAGGAAATGATGAGGGAGTTGCGAGCGGACTTGTTGTTGGCAAAGAAGATCCGCTTGGAACAGATGACGGAGATGAAGAGGCTGATGTACTTGCCGAGGAGCTGGATGAGCTGGTTGAAGTGCTTGTTGGTAGTGAAGAGGGAGTTGCGAGTGAACTCGTCGTTGGCAAAGAAGATGCGCTTGGAAGAGATGAAGGAGTTGCGAGTGAACTCGTTGTAGGGAATGATGATGCGCTTGGAACAGATGAAGGCGTTGCGAGTGAACTCGTCGTTGGCAAAGAAGATGCGCTTGGAATAGATGAAGGAGTTGCGAGTGAACTCGTCGTTGGCAAAGAAGATGCGCTTGGAATAGATGAGGGCGTTGCGATTGAACTCGTTGTAGGGAATGATGATGCGCTTGGAACAGATGAAGGCGTTGCGAGTGAACTTGTCGTTGGCAAAGAAGATGCGCTTGGAATAGATGAAGGAGTTGCGAGTGAACTCGTTGTTGGCAGTGATGATGCGCTTGGAATAGATGAAGGAGTTGCGAGTGAACTCGTCGTTGGCAGTGATGATGCGCTTGAAACAGATGAAGGAGAAGCGAGTGAACTCGTTGTAGGAAGCGAAGATGCTGATGTACTTACGCTTGATGTTGATGTAGAAAGAGGAGACATAGTTGGCAGTGATGATAGTGTTGCCATTTGACTCTTCGTAGGTAGTGAGGAAGCACTTGGAAGCGATGAAGATGTTGCGGGTGGACTCTTTGTTGGAAATGCAGATTGACTTGACATTGTACTCTTTGTTGGAAGTGAAGAGAAACTTGCTGTCGCAGTACTTGTACTCGTAACCGATGCGGATGCAGAAGGAGATGCACTTGAAGATACACTTGCGGATGAACTCGCATACCCTGTATATGTTGCCGTAACAGAAGCAGACGCAGAAACACTTGCGGATTGACTCGCAAATGCGCTATATGTTGTAGTTGCGCTCACTGAATATGTTGCGCTTGGACTCGCAGAATATGAAGCAACACCTGAATATGTCGCAGAACCGCTTGTCGATGGCCACGCAGAATAACTTGCGGTAGCACTTGTGGATGGCCATAAAGAATAGGTTGCTGTTCCGCTTGCCGTAAAGGTTGGAATCGGTCCAACAGAAACAGTTTGATTCCCTCCAAGAAGAGATGGATTGTTCGTACTCGCAGGAACTGGCTTAGAATAGACAACACTTACTGAAATAACTGCTGCGGCGAGGCCCGCAAGCATAGAAAGCTTAACAATACCAAGATTAGCCTGAACCAGATTTGAGAGAAACTGTAGAAGAGGCGGGGGAGGAGGTGATAGCGCAGGCGGAGAGGTTGGATTCGATAGCTTCGGTGTAGATGGGGGTGTAAGTGGACGTACATGAGTATATCTCACAAGCAGCGGGTTATCATACTGAATATTTGGTCCTTGCTGCATTTTTACCGTTCTATCTATTATATTTGTGGATTCAACAAATCAATTTTAGCCGCTCGCGGCCTGCGTGAATCTATATCTTTTTCATTCTTTTGTTCGCTGTAGTTGGATGGATACGATTGATAAAATCTATGTATTAGTTCATCCAGTGTATGAAAAAGATAGGCTTAATCGTATTCGTAAACATATACTTGAAGTTGGATTACCGGCAGAGAAGATTATGTTTGCCGCATCCTGTTGGGGATCTGAACTTTCTTCACAAACTATATTCTCAGTATGGGATCCTTTTATACGTAGAGGAATACCAAATCTAACCTGGAAATCAAGGTGTCTAAGTAAAGGCGAAGTCTCTCTTGTGATGAACTTCTATGCGGCTGCGATGGATGCCGTAAAAAATGGATACAAAAATGTAATTATTTTTGAATCAGATGTATATCTCCGATCTGATTTTATGAGCCGTTTCGCAGATCTTATGCTGGATCTGAAGGATCGTGAATGGGATTATGTGAGTCTTGGTGAGGGTGTAAATACTCGACCCGAAGGTTCATCTTCCTCCTATTGGGCACCTACAAAGGCCTATACTGCGCCGCATCAGTTTGTATTTCGTTGTACAGATTCTATGCTTCTAAGTGGACGATTTTTACAGAAAGTCACACAAACAATACTTCCGTTCCGCGAATGTCTTGATTGGGAACTCAACTATCAAATAGCCATTCATCGTGGAATCCCTCTTTGGGCAGATCCACCGCTCGCAGAACAAGGGTCAGGTCGTTGCCGTGATGTAAGTTTACTTCCCGCATAAATATTTTCTTCATTCAAACTAGAACTTAATGGAAAATGTCTACGATTAAGATTCTAAACGAGAGCCACTATCCTATGGTATGGGCTATTTTTCACGGTGTGTTTGAACATAAGTATATTACAGAGTTTCTTGATGTCTGGAATGCAAGAAATAAAGACCTAAGTATTGGTGTTTTTGATGATCAACAGATCCTACTAGGATTTTTGCTCACCAAACAGGTACAAAATAGTCATCAGCAAATCGAGTTTATTGGAGTAAATCCAACCGTTCAAAAAGGAGGCGTTGGAACATCTCTTCTACGGTTCATTGTAGACTACTGTCAACAAAATGGACTTACAGTAACTCTTATACCAGTGAATGATGATAAAATCATCGGATGGTATAAAAAAAATGGATTCAGAGAATATGGTGCCCCTGTGATTTCCAAATATACTGGAGATCTTGAGCAAACTATGATCTATGGAAAATGATATCAAACTAAACGCCGTTTTTTCCAGCAGGTGTGCCAGTACTTAGATGAACTTTTAAAGCATTAAAGGGATCAGTTTTCTTACAATCAGGACATTGAATGTATTGCGGTCCCTTGTCGGGTTGAACAATAACCGACCGATTAAAATGAATTCTATTTGTCTCCGACCATCCATAAGTTGCGGCGACTTCAAGAGCCTTTTTAATGTTGCACGAATAGAAGTCTAAATAATATTCAAATATATCACCCTTATCCAAATTTGCTTTACAGTGGCGACACGTATAATCCATACTTGATACGTATAGACTATAGTGTTTTATAATTCAAATTTATTAAACCAAAAAAAGATTTCCTTACTATACACTTACGAAAAATTTGAATTAAAGCAGGCTATGAATATTAGCTAGAACTAGTATACAATGGCACAACCTTTTGTAAAGATTGATGGACATGATCTAAAACTCATGACAGATATGAAGTTTTCTGGTCTAGGATCTACTCGAGTTGTCAGTATTCTTGGTAAGGCGCGTATGGGAAAGTCTTCTTTTCTAAACTGTCTCGCATATCAGATTAGCAAGGAAAGTAAGAAGATCTTCGCAACAAAGGGAACTTTTGAACACGTTACAAAGGGTGTTGATTTCTATCATCTTCCTAAGCATAATCTGATTCTTCTGGATACTCAGGGTCTAGATCATGAGGATTCAAGCCATGATCCGATTCTTCTCCTCTTTGTATATCTTATTAGTGATGTAATTATCTTCAATGGTACTCAACAGCTTCAGAATGATACTCTGAAACTATTGGAACCTATTTGTGCCTTTATGCATTCAGTTGATCTTGATGATATTGTAAAGCCACATCTCTTCTTTCGGATCGCAAATGCATTTCCTGTGGTACTTGATGATCCTCGAAAGAGTTTGGATACGATTAATGTGAGTTACAATGATCAGTATCAGTCTATTCGAGATAGTATTAAGCTTCTCTTTGATGATGATATTGATATAGTGGCCACAGATCATCTTGGCAAGTCATCAACTGCGTACATTGATGCCGGTACATACAAGCCTCTACTTGAAAATGAAGAGAATGGTTTTGCCGCAGCGATTGAGAAGATTCTTAACTCTCTTGAAAAGCCTTCAGAGAAAAAGAATCAGTATCTTACAAAGTTGCCTGAAGTGATCAAGCAGATTAATAATAATGAGAAAATCAATATTTCAAAGCTGGATGTTGTGGCTCTAACGACTAGTAATGAGATTCTTCAGTGGCTTCAGACTGTCGACCAAGCTGATTTTGCGGCTATTGAAGTAGATGGTCTTCAGAAGACATTTGTAGAGCGCGTTGAGCCTCGCAAGGCAAAGAAGAAGTCGATTCTCACCGCATTTACCAAGCGGTTTAAGTCGGTGCCTGAGAAGATTAAGGAGAGTTATTATGCTGAACTAAATGTAAAACTGTCTACACCAATCGATAAGGCTGTGCACGAGTCTGAAGTAAAGGCGATCGCACGAGTTGCTCATATACATTCAAGTGCAACTGCTGATCGCGAGTTTCAGCCTATTAACTCGAGTCACAACTCCTTTACAAGTATTGATAGTATCTTTATAAAACAGTATTTGCGCGTTATCTATACATTTGAAGAGGCATGTGCTGATTTGTATGAACCTGTTAAGGAGAGATATGTTAAGTGGTGCAATGGAATCTACAAGGCATTTGATGATACTCTTGATAAACTAATAAAGGCTGAAGCAGAGGATATTGCTGCTGTAGATCTACTCTATAAGAACATATTAGCTAACTATACTAAGGAATGTACTGAGTATATGAATCAATGCACATCAACTGATATTCTTCTACAATCAAATGAGGATATTGTAGAGAAGATTCTTCAAGATGAGTATACTGAAACTAGACGCAGTATTCTTGACAAAGTTAAGGTGCGTGAAATGAGGGCCTGGATAAAGGGCGCAATGCCATTCTTTACTACATCCCATAACTCTTCACGAACGAGTGGAGTAGAGGGGTATGATCTAACAAAATCTAAGTGGAGTGAGTTTGTAACCAATCTTAAGGAACTATCAAAGAAAACTATAGTGGATTGGACTACAAAGAAGAAGGAGATGCTCTTTGGGAAGAAGTTTGCTATTACTCATACATCAATGAGTAAAATGATTCATGTAAATCCTGAGATTAAGTTTATCCGTTGTCGAATCACTCACGACACTATGATTGATAATAATAATAATGATCCATACTCATATATGACAATGGATACGTATACTGAGTTCTATCTACCTATTATTAGTTCTGCGGTTAATAAGATGATTTCAAAGGGGTATACAGATTCATCATGGAAATGGTATCACGATGAGTTAGATACAAATCATACAAATCTAACTCTTCGTAAGAGCCCAGATAATAAGTCATCTACAGCGTATTCAAGTAATCTGACAATACTCCTTGACACTCAGATAATGAAGATGTACTGTAAGGCAGTTACTCTAAGAGAAGAGTTCGCGACGGATTTCACTTGGTAAAAAATATACTCAGTATATTCACTTATTTTATTCATTTTTTAAACAGTAATCTTCAGTGAAGCAGAAGCGAGGAATCCAGTATTCTTAACACCCGTATCACGAAGATCAAGTTCACGAAGAGCTGGAAGATCCTTGATTGGCCCAACATTTACAAGTTGTCTGCAACCTCGAAAGGAGATACTTTGGAGTTGCTTTAGATTTGTAATCCATGAAATATCACTTAGAATAGGATCATTGCGCTGAGGAACACACTCCCACTGCTGCCCCGTTGATCTATTACACATAACTGCAATAATATTCAAATGAGTCAAACTCTTCAAGTCACCAAGCTCATAGTTTTTTAGATCTCTTGCTCCACAAATCGTAAGCTCTTGAAGTTGCTTCAAGTATTTTAGATTCTTTACAGAGGAAAGTGTAGTAAATGTATAGGACTTTTCATGTGGTAGGGCTTGCCAGTTCATGGGATGACTCTTTCCATGGTTAGGATGGCTAGTTGGATCATTCTGTGTTATACCCTGCCCCCATCCATTTTCCCATTTATGCCATCGATTAGGATAAGAAGATGAGAATGTTCGTCCATCTTGAAGAGTTCCACCATCGTTAATCAGAATCAGATGTGTAACATTTGTAGGAATCGCATAGTCACATCCTGGCAGAGTAATAGTATCTCCACATCGACTCTCAAGTTCCTCAATACGTGTGGAAAGAGTACGACAGAGTACAATTGCCTCCTCCATCTTCTTCAGGCGAATGCTCATATCCTCTACATCTGCGGTAGCCTTCTCTCGCCGAATCGAAGGAATCTTAAACTGTAGAGTAAGTGGCTTTGGAAGAAACGTATGTGTGAATGGAATGGTAAGATTCAGTTCAGTCGTTGTCTCACTAAGGGTTGGCGTTGGATTTCCAAGTCCTGTGGCAAGAACCTTTCCAACGAACTCAATTCCACCAAGCACAATGAAATCTGCGAAATCACGTTCAAAGAAAGTGCGTTCATACACACGATGATTTTCATGATGCTCAAATCGAAGGATAAGATCCGTCGGATTGAGAATCAGCCGCGTATTATAGTTTCCAGTCTTAAACTCCATACTGTATGCTGAAAAAAATATAACTACAGCTTGTTTCAAATTTTTTAGTTAGCATCGATCAGAGATAACCATTTGTATACTCGCCTTCAAATCAGCAACCTCTTTTCGTAGATAAACGATCTCATTTACAAGTAGAACTGGCCAACTCTCCTTATCCTCGCCAATCTGATCAATAATCTTCTGAAATGCGAGAGAATGTTTTGCCTCTTGAAGAGTATCCAAACATTCGCGAAACTGCTTTTTTTCCCGCAGACGATTCTGTCTACTGTTATTTCGTAGAAAGAACAGGAGAAAGAGTATACCAACAGCTGTATATAGAATCATATAGTTTGTCTCGTTACTAAATAAGAATGATTTCTGTATAGGTGGCTCACTAACAATCAGAGTATTTGTAGGTTCATCTTCTAGAAAGTAGTCCATTGTCTATGCTACCTGTTTGAATGAAAAGTTCACAATTCAAATTTTACAACCATGTAATCGGCGGGGCCGGCTTATCACCCTTTGCGGAAACACCTGTGTATCCCAGGCGTTTTGTAAATCCTTTATCGGCTTCTTCATATAAATCAAATCTCTTAATCTTGCCATCGACTTTAATCGGTTTTAGTAAAACCTCCTTCTTTGTTCCATCCGCAAGAGGAAGTTCACGTACATTAAATGTTTCTGGAGGTACATACGCCGCCTTTGCCGCCGCAGCAGGAGCCACGACACCTCTCTTGAACTCGCGCGCGGTTTTCAGATCTTCTGCGAGGATCGGATGATACATATAATCACCCACCGTTCCATCGAGCGTAATACATCTCTTTGTATTGATTTCATTTTCAGTCGCATTTAGAACACAATCTACCGCAGAATCTTTCATGATCGACTGTAGACTATCAATAAGTTCCTTCTTCCGCTGACTTATGTAAAAGAGTTGTTCATCACTGGTTGTCACGTAGATTTCCTTGAAATCCGCATCTACAGGAAACTTGGCCGCCATCGCCTCTTTTACCTTCAAGTTATCCTTTCGCTGAATCTGCTCCTCAATCTTCAGCGGTCCTTGGCGGGCGATTTGCATCTGCTTTGGAAAACAGGCAATATAGGTGTAAATATCAACATTACGCTCTTCAAGCGGCAGATCAAAATGACTACAGATACGAATCGCACGACCCTTAACTTGCGCAAGACGCACATCATTCCAGTAGGGTTCCATGATGTGAACGGCACGAACATTACGTAATGAAATACCTTCCGCACCCGCCGATGTAATACAGAAGACACGACAGAGTTCACCTGTTAGATTCTTGCTATCCTTCCATTTTGTCAAGTTCTTCCGTAAACTATCAGGTAACTTTTCATATTGACCATTAAATAAGGCCAAGTTCATTCTGCGTTGCTCATCTGCCTCGCCGCCTGTGAACCGAATGTACCGATCTTCCTTTACACCAGGGCCCTTTTCTAAACTCGCCGCGGTCTTTTCTGAGAACTGCCACACACCATTTACATTCTCAAGTTTGATTTCAACAAATCCATTGATTTCCATGACAATCGAGAAAATGCCAATACCTTCCATTTCTAGGAACTGACTATACACAAGGCTGCTTCCATGCGTAGATTCTATATTCGCAAGAATATTCGCAAACTTTGGACTGTATTTGCTTAACTGGCCATCTCTATGTAACTTTCCATATATGACTGGTTGGCCTTTCTTCTGTACATTTTTACCATAGGTTAGTAAACAGTTCTTCGAGCGAACACAATCCTCTTTATAGTTTCCAGTAAATCCCAGACGGCACTGGTACCGGTTGTAGAGTTTGATTTCAGGTCCAGTGAGAATCGTACGCGGATCTACATCAGGATTTTCTTTCTGTGCCGCTTCTAACTTTGCCTTGATTTCCTTCACTTCACCTTCCATTTTTTCTACATCTTCATTCTTCGGCTCAGCGGCCGCAGGCGCAGCTTCTTCCTCCTGCTTTTCCTCTTCATCTGCCTCCTGTCCTTCCTCCTCATCCTCCGTAACCTTGGGAAGCTCAATCGCTCCAAGACGAGTTTCATCTTCATCACGCGGCTCAATCAAATCCTTGACATCTTTTGCCTCGAGCTTCATATCTTCCTTTGACATATGAATCGGTCGCGGGCGAACAACCTCTTCAATAAATGCGAAGTTACATGTTTGACGACTCGTCATTTTATAACTTGTTGATTGCTCCAAAGATTGGATCGCATAGGCATCGGCCCATGTTGGACCAAGTCCAACAGGAAGAGCGCCCTGTACTCCGCGCCCCTTTTTCTTTTTATCTTCTTCTTTCATTTCACGGCCAATCTCTTCACCACGTATTTTACTATATTCTTTTACAAGATACTCACTCATTGGTACAAATACATTCGTATCGCGAGCCACTTCAGGCATAAGTTCTTTCTTGGAGCCCTTATAATATGAAATAAGGCCTGTTAAACGTTTTCCTAAGATAACATCCGTTCCATCATCATTTATTTTTCCATCCTTAATAAATGCGGCGCGGAACTCATCCGCAAATGGAGGTAAGAGTGGTTCGGCCGTGAGTTCAAACTCCATAAACTTTCTTTCTTTTGCGAGTTCCTTTTTGAAGCTCTCTACAATATCAGAAAAGGGTGTGACCTCCTCTTCACGCGTAACTCCTTTCATATTTCCTTGCTTATCAAATAGTTTCTTTGTTCCTTCAGGAAGTCCTGTAACAAGAACAGTTAAGTTTGCTTGGTTGCGTGTAATACGAATATCATCAATATACGGATGTTTTAGTGCAACGGTACGAATGAATGCCTCGTCCGCATCAAGAGCACTTGATTTATAACTAGCCCTCGCAATGTATGTATATTTGTGGAGTATATTTGCAAGAATACCTAACTCTTCAGGAAAGTTAATCATGGGCGTACCACTGAGCCCAATGATTTTACTATTTGTGGAATCCAGTAGAAGACGATAAAGCAGGTATCCACGACTGTACTCCCCGCTCTCATCAGGCATCCATCGTGCGGGAGTTATGACTTCCTTTGCTGGCTTCCCGTCTTTTCCAGGAAGGAGTTTTGATTCAATCTGCCCTTGGATTAGACGCACTAAGTTGTGGATTTCATCCACTACAATCACTGCATTGTCAAAAGGACGCTCACCAGGAGGCATGGCCGCATATTTCAGTAACTGTTTCTTTGTAATACCGTTGTAATGAATAAAAGTGATACTATTTTGAATGGAAGCGACGATTTGATTACGAATCTCATCCTTCAGTATTGCCGGTTGAAGAGTTTCAAAGTTTGACGGCTTGGCAAAATCAGGAACCCAGATTTTCTTTACCTTGTCAACATATTCTTTTGATAACTTAAGAACAATACGGGCAAATAGAATGACTTCTGTGGTCTTTTCAAGTGGTATCCAGTGGTTCTCGAGCCTATAATGGCGAAATCCACAGAAGGTAAGTTCATTAATAAAGTTCTTTTTCAAACTAAACGGTGTCATAACAACGATTTTCTTATCGTATTTCGCATATAAGGCCTCAGAGGCTGCAATCGCAGAACAGGTTTTTCCTGAACCGAGTCCATGATACACAAGAAGACCGCGGTAGGGCGAATCCATATTCATATATTCACGCACGAACTGTTGATATTTGTAGATTTGTGCCTGCTGCTGTCCCTTTACACCCATTTTCGCACAGGCTTCGTAATCAGGCTCCTTTTGAACAGGCAGACGAAGATCATTAAAGGTTGTTTCTATGAAATCAGAAAAGGCACGACGTGTTGTCGGTATAAATACGTCAGGTTCAGCCGTTGTGTATGGATCCTTCTTTTCTTCATTTGGAACAATCTGTTCATGGAGACGACCGAGAAGTTCATTTCCACTGAACAGATCGGCGGCGCGTCCTAGACGTGCCTCCTCATATTGTCTAAGTGCTGCGGCATTTTCATTTTCTTCCGCCGATACTTCTGCGGATGGCCCAGTAAAAGGTGCTTGGTATCCAGGTTCTCCTTCGATTTTCTTTACAAACTCATTTGATTCAGCTGTACGTAGTCGTTTCACATAGTATACAGTATCACCTGAATCCCAGTTCTGTGTAAGTTTAAACTCTTGATCATTTACAACAGCACCCTTTACTGTTACATTGTCAATTAAAATAATATCGCCGCCGCTTTTAGCAAAAGGATCCTTTAGACGAATATTATCGGATCCCTTTTTCTTTTCTTGAATATCACTTTCTAAGGCCACACGCAGTTGCTTACATTTAGGAGGCGATGATTCATCCCATGTAAGGCTAACTACACGATGGAGTGTCTCCTCAATATATTCATCTGTATCATCAGCAGCAAACCAGACTTGATCTCCTGGAGCAAAAAAACAACGAACTGTTGCCTGTTCTTCAAAGCGAGAAATATATTTCTCTGCGTATGGCTTTATAAATGTATAGGGAAAAATATATTTACCATCAACGCGAATCGCATCATAATGCGCGGGAAATATATTATACATCGCAATCCATGGATTTCCATTATCTTGAAGGGTGTGTGTATCTGCGTTAAATAGTCCTTCAGGATATATATAGAAGTTAGGTACACCTTCGCGGCCAGTTGAAATAACAAATATATTAATAGGAAATATTTGTGTTAACATAATAAGTTCATCCGTTTGAAGCCATCCTTTTGAGGTTGTACCACCCTCGTCATCGCTATCAAGGATTCGCGCAACAATTTCAGCCTGCTTCTTTTTCTTTGCTAGCTTTCCCTTTTCACTTTGATCTTCCCCACCTACTTCAAGAAAATGCGGCGTTGTTTTTGCTTTTTTAAGGAACTCGCCATAGCGAAATAACTGAATAAATCCACCCTTCAAATCATAGGGAATCTTTCGGTAGGTGGGACTTACTGATGTTAGAAATGAATGAAGCATACAATGACCATCGCTAACTGCTCGCATAATCGTCCATGCCTGTTGAAAAGGACGCGGATACGGTTCCTTTTTGATTTCTGGATTATGAGGGCTCACAGTTGTTATATCTTGCTTTATTTTCCATTTTGTTGTTTTGTATTTCTTATCTGATAGTTCGGTCACTAACCATGGCTCAAGGCCGATTGTTGTTTCTGCCGAAATAATCTCTTCGGGTGTTGTTGAAATCACTTGAGGAAACTCTCCTTGCTTCGCAGGCTTGGGCGCCGGCTGAGGCGCGGGCACAGCCGCAGTAACAAGCTTCGGCGCAGCCGCAGCCGCAGCCGGCTTGGCCAGTGTGGCCGCCCCAGCAGCCGCCTCAACAGCCGCCGCATCCGCCGCAACAACTTGAGGAAGTCCTGTAGGTCCTTGGACTGTTATGGCTGGTTTCACTGGAACAACAGCCCCATTTGCTTTTTTTACACCAACCTTGACACCTGGCATCTACACTTCCTCCGTATTTTTATTTTGCCCCTTATCCGAAGACATGATTTCCAATGCGAGGCGACTTGCTTCTTGTTCAGCGACTTTCTTATTTCGGGCCGTACTTTTTGCGATTACATTTCCACTGAGATCAAGCACACCCATTGTAAAGATACGATCGTGTGGAGGTCCATTCACTTCGACCTCCTTGTATCTAGGTGGCTGATGATACTGACTTTGAAATAGACGAAGTAGCTGATCCTTAAAGTTCGTATCTTCCGCAATCAAACTCGCAAAATCAATATATTTTTCCAGTAACTGGATCAAAAACTTTTGAACTGTTGTAAATCCTTTTCCACCGCCTCCCTCGTGCATATAGAGGGCTCCAATCCAGGCTTCAAGCATGGATCCAAGAATCCTTAGATTTCTCCGACCATCACAAACATCTTCTACGTGTCGACTAATAATCAGCCACGGCGCGAGTCCCAGCTTAATCGCAAGTTGTCCTAACATTTTATTATTTACGATTCGTGTTCGGAGTCTTGTAAAAAACCCTTCTCCCTCGCCGCTGTACCGTTCGCGTAAATAGAGGGCTACAATACAACCTAGTAAACTGTCGCCAATAAACTCAATTTCCTCATTGTCTGCTTCTTGAAGAGGCAGGCAGTTAGAAGGTCGTTCAGCCATAATCATAGGTTCCCCGGACTCCGACTGTTCTGCCCATAAATCTGGTCGATCTACGTATGATTTATGAACGCACGCATTTTGAAAGGGCGTAACGGAATGAACTTGGAAGCCCTGAAGCCCTACATCGTGAAAAAGCTTACGAACATTTTCCACTTTTATCTTCTTATTATGTACATTCCACGGGTTAAAAAACTTTGTTGATTCGGTAGATGTCATCTGGTTCTAGTATATATTCGTCTTATTTGTTTAGACTCTTTCTCTTCTCTACAATCAGGAATGAGTCTCAGCAGAAAACTGAGAGAAACTAAAGAAAGTTTTTTTCCAACACAATCTGGATATATTATTATTGCTGGCGAACCCTTCATGTTATCGGTTGAAGGGAGTACAAATAGTATTGGAAGTAAACTGTATCATTCAGCTATGAAAGGAGAGGATGCCTTTCAACTCTTATATTTAGGAGGTCTTCCTAAAACAGGAAAAAATAGTAAACAAAACTTTACAAAAGAGGAACAGAAAAAACTTCGCGATATCTATCGATCTGTATTTCGAGTCACAGCGACAAAAACGGCGGGCAGCATCTCTTTGCCGTGTGATGAAGGAGATCTTAATCTTCTTACACAATCACTTATGTACCGTGCTCAGTTACTTAGACAAGAAATCATAAACTATGATGCGGGTCTTGGATCAACTGGAGTTGTAAATATGGAACGTGCACAACTACAGGATCATCTTGAAAAACTAACACAATTGATTGAAAGGGAGATTCCTGGATCGACTGCGCCCTGTGCGGATACTGGACCCTATGATCCAAATAGTCCGCGAAGAGTTCCTGGACTTGATGATACTCGCATGTTGCGACTTCTTGAAATATTCGCATATTTACTTGCGCAAGGTAAAGATCCATTAAAGGTCTTTCGCGATAGTATTCCTGATGCGACGGATATTTTGGGACGGTTTGGAGGACCTGATGCGCCGATTTTACGAAACTATGAAGATGAATATGAGAAAGAGAAAGGAGAAAAACCGAAGCTTTCGCGAACTCTTATTAAAATCAAACGGGTTCTTACAGATGATCCCGAACTCTTGAAGAAGTTTGACTCAAGTGAGTTTTCGGCTGTTTTGAAGGATCTTGAAGATAAGTTGGGTATATCGCCAAAACTAGAGATTAAGGATCGTCAAGCAGATCTAGTTGCGGCAATCGATACACTTCAGACAAATCTTGGTAAGTGTGAAAGTGAAAAGACGACACTTGAGAAAAAAATCGGTGAGCTTGAAGCAGAAAAGGCACAATGTGAAGCGGATAAGTTACTTCTTGAGAACAAAAGTAAAGATCCAAACTTTGTCACATTGGCTAAAGCAGATCATGACAAGCTAAAAGCTGATTTGACGGCTGCTCAGGGAGCACTAGCGACTATGCAAGCTGCGCTCGCAGCTGCTCAGGCAGATGCGGCCACAAAACTGGCTGAACGTGATGCCGCACGCAGGGAGTTAGCAACTGCGCAAGCTGCACTCGCAGCGGAACAGGCAACCTTGGTAGGTGTGCGGCGTGATCTAGCAGAGGCGCATACTACTATTGCTCGATTACGAGGAATACCTGGTGCTGGTGGTCCTGGTGCGGCTGCTGGGGCGGGTGTAGACGCTGCACGACTTCAAGCAGAAATCATCCGTCTTGAACAAGAAGAACAGCGTCTATTAACTGAGATTGCTCGGCACGATGCTCTTGTTCAACAAGTTACTCAAACAGTTCGAAACAAAGAAGCTGAGAATGCTGCATTAACTCGCAGAGTTACTGAGCATGAGACAACGATTCGTGACTTACTACAACAGATTCAAATATCAGATACTCTCATACAACGAGTTATTACCAGCCTTGAACGTAAGGATGCTGAAGTTTCTACTCTTACTGAACAGATAAGACAAAGAGATGTGCGAATCGCCGAGCTCACAGCCGCAGCAGCACCATTTGCTGCACAACTTGCGGATTTACAACGCCAGCTAGCTGAGGCACAAAGAGATCTAGCTGCGTCTAGAGCTGGTCCTGGTGGATCAGGAGCTGGTGCTGGTGCTGGTGCTGGTGCTGGTGCTGGTGGACCAGGAGCTGAAGCGGGTCCACAGAATGATTTAGAACAAAAACGACTTTTAGAACAAATCGCTCGATATGATGCTCTCGTTCAACAACTTCAAGTAGGAGTTGCTGCGGCAGCTGATTTACAACGTGATTTAGATGCAGCAAGAGCAAATCTTGCCACTGCACAAAGAGATCTAGCTACATGTAGGGCGGCAGCCGCAGGTGGATCAGGCGCAGGTGGATCAGGAGCAGGTGGATCAGGCGCAGGTGGATCAGGAGCTGGCGCAGGACCAGCAGCTGTTCCACAGAATAACGCAGAAGAACAGCAACTTCTAGAGCAAATCGCTCGGTATGACGCTCTTGTTCAACAACTTCAAGCACAAGTTGCCGCCACCGAAGGCCTACAAAATGATTTAGATGCTGCGAGAAGAGAACTTGCTGCACTACGAGTATCAACAGATTCAGAGGAACAGCGCCTTTTAACGGAAATAAGTCATTATGATACACTTATCCAAAGAGTTGAAGCAAGGGCTACATCAATAGAAGCTGAACGTGCACGATTAGATGGAGAGAATAGAGAGTTACGTAAGCAGAATCTTGATATTGTTGTAAGAATCGGTAGATTACGTCTTCGTATGGGAGAGCTTGAACGTGAGCGAGTGGTTGGTGTGCCCCCTGCGCAACTCCGTGCAGAAATCGCATTTTTAGATGAGCAAATCGCCACTTTACTCGAAGAGATTCAACACTATGATACTCTTCTCCAACGAACACTTGCTACTATAAATCAGTTAGAAGCTCGCGTTGACTCTCTTAGAGAGCAACTAGTTTTTTTTGAACAACAGATAACACGCCTACTTGATACTCAAGCACAATCAGATGCTCTTATTCAGAGACTTATTGCGAGCAATGAAGAACTTGAAAGAGAACTTGCTCGGTGTACCGAAGATAAGAGATATCTAAGAGCATTGATCCGTACTATATGGGATGGGATTAATCGATTTATTACAGAAAAAGCAGCTACATTTGATCTGCGTGCTCCATTTCCACAACTGACCGATGCAAATTTAGATGCGCA